CGACGACTTTCACTACGTGGGGGTGGGAAGTGTCGAAGGTTAGGTGGCGGTGGCAGGGGCGCAGGCTGACGAACCGGTTTTTCAGGCTCATGCAGTTGCTGTTCGAGGCGTACCCTGACTTCTACCTGGAGTTCGACGTCGGCTGCCACGACCGGCGGTGGGAGGTGGTGTTCCACGTCAGGGGGTCCATCCCTTGGCGCGACCGGGAGTATACCTTTCACTCCGCGCCGGAGGAGCACCTCGCCGTGTTCCTCGGCCGCACCGTCGACACCCTCCGCAAGCGGATAGACATTCTCCGTGGAAAGATATAGTATGGTCGGTGTAGGAGGCTGAGAATGCCGAAGATAGGAGAGCACGGTGAACTGAAGGGGAGCAGGCGCACCTCGAAGGTGAGGTCGAACCCCGACGACGTGAAGGTCAGCACCCTCGACGACGAGACGAACCGGGGTACGCGTTTCCCCGGGGTCTCCGGCGTAGGGAAGGGCACGGTGTCCGGAACGAGGCACAAGCGGAGAAGTGACATCCAGAGCGGGCCGCCGAAGCTCGAGCATGACAAGCGCAAGCGGGAGGAGTAGCATGGCGAACGGCGTACTGGTAGAAGACAACGACTGGCAGGCTCGCGTCGACGCGCTGACCCTGATCCAGGCGGAGCAGATCAAGGCTGATTCCGTGCGGCTGCGCAAGGCAGTGGCCGCCGCGCAGAAGATGGCAGACGAGAAGGCGGAGGAGGCCAAGGCCGCCAAGAAGATCGCCAGCAAGAGGGTCGCGCCGTGACGGAGCAAGAATGGCAAGCTCGCCTTGAGAACGCCAGCAGCCCCCAAGAGGTGAAGGCGCTCCTGGCCATGCGACCGAAGGGAGCTAAGACCCTCCGCTCCGGGGGCTGCGACTTCAACCTCACGGAGAAGATCCAGCGCATAACCGGCAAGGCCCCGCCGGGAACACCACTTCTTGATCTCCAGAGTAAAGGGAGAAAGGCTATACCGAGGAGATAGCCCTCGAACACTTTGGAGGCATTTCCATGTACTTTCGTGACTACGAGCAAGAGGTGCGGAAGAAGAACTACCTCCGTTACCAGAAGCTAAGCGAGCGAGGGTTCTCGGTTTCCAGCGAGACGGCGCTGTCGGCGCTGTACGTTGTGAACGAAGACCCGCTCGGCAGGACGTATTACAAAAAGCCCCTCGGACAGGTAGCGATAAGGGACCCCATCACCGGCCAGACCTTCATGCAGGAGGACTGGGCTACCAAAGAGTTCATAATCGACAACAAGGTACAGCTCATCAACAAGGCCTCCGCCGACCTCCTCGTAGGCAAGGAGGTGCTGGTGGACTTCCCCGACGACGAGTCCGCCGTTACGGACGAGATGCGGGAGTGGCTCGTCACGTTCAAGAAGGACAACAAGCTACAGACCAAGCTCTACGAGGCGGCCATCCGCAACAGCGCCTTCGGCGACCAGTTCTTCGAGGCTCGGGTGGAGGACGGGAAGCTCAAGCTCGCCTACGTCGACCCCTACTACGTCGACGTCGCCCACGACAACGGGGAGGTCATCTCGATGGAGATCGCGTGGGAGATAGAGATAGAGGCGTCCGGGGCGGTCAACCGCAGCCGGGTACGCCGTACCCTCGACCTGCTCGGCTCCACGCTGAAGCTGAAGGAGAAGTCCAAGAAGTACGTGCAGAAGAAGACGCACTACCCGGGGTACATCCAGTGGGAGCTGCTGGAGGTCAAGGGCGGGGAGACGACCTCCGTCCCGCTGTCGGTCAACCCCGCCAACGAGGCGCTGCTCAAGCGGGCGGTCTCGGAGGACAACTTCAAGATGTTCCTGACCTCGAAGGGGACGTGGATGGAGGAGGACAACCCGGACCTCGCCTTCATAGTGGTCGAGTTCACCGGCATCGACGAGCTGCTGCTCGTGCACTGGCCGAACTACCGCATGTTCAAGGTCTACGGCGAGTCGGACACCGGCATGGTCGAGAGCCTCCAGAACGCGCTCAACAGCCGCGAGACGCAGCTCAACGACGTGCTGGACAAGCACGCCGACCCGACGATGTACGGCGACGACGCCTTCCTCGACGAGAACGGCAACCTCGTCATGTCGGAGGGAGGCGGGAGGTACTTCCCCGTGCAGCCTGGCGGAGTCCCTCCGGACTACCTCACCTGGGACTCACATCTCGACGAGTGTCAGACGGAGATCACGCGGCTGTACCGGGCGATGGCGGAGAACACCGAGCTGTCGCCCGCCCTGCTCGGAACCGACACCGGTGGGGTGGAGTCTGGCCGGGCGCTGATGTACAAGCTGATCCGGTCGCTCGCGATGGTGTCCCGCAAGGGAGCCTACCTCGAGCAGGCGGTCAAGGACGTCTTCCGCGTGGTGCAGAAGCTCCAGCAGGTATGGGTCGTGGGTGACGGGAGTTCCGCGATGGACGGTGTGGCCTACAGCGACAGGGGTGAGCCGTTCGTGGAGATGGATCCGGCCCGCTGGGACGGTGTCGTCTTCGACGTGGACGTAGAGCTACAGTCCTCCCTGCCCACCGACGTCTCCGAGGTCATCAGGAACGTCGGCGACATGCTGACGGCTGGCATGATCTCGAAGGAGACCGCCGTGGACATCATCGAGAAGTACTTCGACGAGATCGACGCCACGAAGGAAGTCGCGCGGATCACGGCGGAAGGGGAAGCCGCGGCAACCCGGGAGGCGAAGCTGCAGCGGGCGATGTTCGCCAGCGGCGTGGAGCCGGGACTGGAAGAGTAGCATGGCGATCGTGGTAGAGGTGAAGATGGACGAGAGCGGGGACCTGCTCGACTCCATCAGCACGCGGGGACACTTCGAGAACAGCTTCATCTGCTCGGCCGCGAGCCACCTGCTCCGCGTGCTCCCCGCCGTGCTGGAGGACGAGAAGATCGAGATCGACGGCGACGCCAAGAAGCCTGGGGAGTTCGACCTGGTCGTGAAGAGCTGCGGCGGCGAGAAGCGTGAGGCCCTGCGGGCCATATCTAACTTCGTCGTCATGGGCCTCCTCTGGCTGGCGAAGGAGGCCGAGGACATGGACCTGAGGATATCGAAGTGAAGAGCCTCTACCGTCCTGAGAAGAGCTTCGGACACAGGTTCTTCCTCTACGCCTACGCGCTGGTCTCGAAGAAGCTCGGGATCAACCCGATAAGCGAGGGACGCCGGTACAGGCAGCGCGTGGAGAAGCTGTTCTTCTCCGACGTCGGCGCGCTGCGGGACGAGGGGGAGCGCAAGCGGAGGCTCGAGGAGGCCAACCTCCTCGCCGAGAGGTACGTTCGCCGCACGCAGAAGTTCTTCACCGTGTTCCAGCGGTACTGCTACGTGCGGGGGCAGGTGCGGGGGCTCATGGAGATGGAAGAGTTCATAGCGGACGCCTCCGAGCAGCGGAAGAAGTTCCGGGACAGGATGAAGGCGCTGGAGGAGGCGAGCTGAGATGCCGCACAGCTCCGACTTCTACGTGAACGGACTCAACGAGACGCTGGAGGACTCCATACGGCGCATGAAGGGGTTCAACGCCAAGTACCTCCGGGAGATGCACACCGTCGCCCAGGCGGAGGACTACTTCAAGAAGGTGGACTCCGGGGCCATGTCCCCGAGGCAGATGTCCAAGGACGTCCAGCGAACGGTCAACCACAGGCTCGGCCCTTCGGGAAGGCTGCCAATCCTGTGCAAGGACGGCAAGACCCGCAACTACGACCCGGCTTCGTGGAGCAACATGATGGCCCGCACCCGCAGCCGCACCCTCCAGGAGGAGGGGCTGCACAAGACGATGGCGGACTCGGGCTTCGACCTGGTGATCGTCAGCCGCGGGGGCTCCGGCGATGAGTGCCGCCTCTGGGAAGGGAAGATCCTCTCCATCTCCGGCAAGACGCCGGGCTACCCCACCTACCGTGACGCCCAGCGAAGCGGAGAGGTCTTCCATCCGAACTGCGTCCACGTTCCCTCGCCGTTCATAATCGCAGGGGGAGAAGAGCAGGAGATCTGGGGGCGGGACGATTTGCCGGAACCTGCCA